TGTATCTTATATGATTGCTTTAATGCAATAGATGATCATTATCAAACTCTCATCTGTACATTAATAGATTCCAGAAAATCAATTTTAGTAAACTCGCTTAGTTTCAATTTATTAATGAGAGGATTTTTTGCTAATGAAGCTTACTATCGTTACTTATTTCATCATTCATATTATTTATCACTCAAATACCATTATGATGAAATAGAGAAAATTATTTACTTAAAGGAATAATCATCTATTAATTAAGCCCTTAAGCATACTTTCTCTAATTATGGCTTTAGGTGCAAATTTCTGAACTATAGACTCAACTATCACCTTTTCTGCCTCCGAACAGATAGGGCTAAGTGTTATTTTCATTTTTGATAATAATTCAGGATTTATTTCTAAATCAAAAAAAGAAAGCTTGGGAGGGATTCTATCATATACAGCCTGCATAATCCGTTTTGGCATCTGGTTTATGTCTATATCTCCCCAAATATTAGGTAAAATAGTCAATGTGAAACGATGTTCTTTTTGAAAAGCCCAACATTTTCGTTTATATAAGCCTATCTTTTTTAGATTCATTTTCATTGCTCCTTCCCCATTTCCCATATCTTGTATTTGCACAACATCTCTCATTTCAGAAAATGGATTATCCACATATAATACTTTCTTAAAGAACATTTCCGAATCATTAAATGAAGGAACTACTAAGTAATCTTTCGTTACTATCTTTTCAATCGGCAGTATTGAACTTTTTTCATTCTTCGAATATACATCAACTCCATAAAACCTTCCACTAGGAATATGGTACTTTAAGAACATATCACTATCTAGGCTAATTCTTATTCCGTGCATCTCTTTACCAGCATACATTTTCCATAAAGGAATACTTTCCTCTTCACTATCGGTCCAACATGACACGAAAGTATAATAACTAAGTTGGATATTTTTACAGGATAATCCTGCTTCTTCGCTATCATCAACCTTATCAAGTCTTGTAAAACGTATCGTTTTATTTTTCAATATGAGAGCTAAATTTTCAATTGATGTATAATGATATAATTTCATAACTAATACTAGTTTAAATTGTTTCTATAATTGATTTCTCCTCAACTTCCCTGCCACCTTATAAAGAAACAAGATTTCACTCTTAGCAATATCCCGGTCTGGAAACTTACGACGGCCATCAGGATTCAGTTCCATATTATATGAAACCATCGTAATATAACCATCACCTTTAGAACTTTCATAAAGATTCTTTATATATCGATCTTCCTGGGTTATAACAACGTAACACTGGCCATAGTCTATATCATCCCGACTTTCGATCCTACGAACAAATATGATATCTCCAGATTTATACTTGTCATACATGCTATCTCCAAATACCATAATTCCTCGACATCCTTTAAATGCAGGGATGGAAACCCACTCTGTTATTTTGTTCTCGTCCCCCTCTAAACCTATACCGTTCCCCGCACAAACACGAATATCAAGAATTGGCTGTCGGTCATTGTAGATATTAGCATCTACATCTTTATTCCGACCAGAAATAATATAGTCTATGTCAAAATCAGTATATACTTCTGAGATTTTTTTTAATGTTTCCTTGCTTGTTGAATCGGAATATTGAGCTACAGAACCATTTGGAAGCCCTACAGATGCTTCAAAAGCTCTAACACTAAGTCCTTTTGATAAAATAAAAGCCTTGACTCTATCTCTTAATTGACTTACTTCTTGTTTTGCCATAGATAATTTGTTAAATAGATAAAATTATCTACACATAGTTTTGTTTGTAGATAAATATATCTATATTTGCACTTGTAATAATTAATACAACATCAAAGGTAAAGAAATTAGTATATATATAATAATGTAAGGAGGTAAAAATGGAAAAATTAACCCTACAAAGTCATGGAGCAAGTGAACTGTCTTTCAAAGACAGATATGAAGCACTTGATAAGATTCCAACACCCAAACAGGAGTTCGTTCGCCGGATTGCTAATGCGACAGAGCGCACAGAACAAACTGTCTACAATTGGTTAAGAGGCACATTCAACCCCGATAAGCTTTGCAAAAAGGCTATATCTAAAGAATTAGGCGCACCTATAGAAATTCTTTTTCCGGAGGGAGAATCATGCATGCAATAGAATTCTATACCACTCCATCCGGTGAAGTAATCATCAAAGAACAGGGACAGCCGGAGCGCCAGTTAAAGGAATCGGATACCGACTTTATTCAGCGTTTTCTAGAGGTGCTGGAAGAGTTCTATCCAGAAGCCTATACAGCTCTCCGCAAGTATTACGCCCGTTACGATGGGAATAAATGCTATCGTGATTTCTTGGCTATACGCCGATTTATCAAATGCAACTTCGGGCTGTATGACAACATGATCGATATCGATGAGAACTGGAATTTCAAATTTGAGTTTGTCGGTTGTCCGCTGCGTGGGGAATGCGATGGCTTCAAAAAAATCTGTGAACCGAAGTTCAACAGCACACTTTCAGACAGTCAACTTAGGGTGATGGAGCTTTGCTACTATGGCAAGAAAGACGAAGAGATTGCGGAAGCGCTTTTTATATCGTCCCACACCGTAAAGAATCATCGGAAGAACGTGTTCCGAAAACTCTCGATACACTCTATGGCGGAGTTTATGCGATATGCAAACGAAAAGAATCTTTTTAAAAGCGAATAATCATGCAGACCGACACAACCTATCCAAACATTCCTTCTTTTCGGAAAATCGAACTTGAATACCTCGCTTGGCAAATCACCAAGATACAAGCCGGAACCAGAGAGTTTATCGGACAAAAGGAAGCACATATCCGCTTTGGACGGCAGAATGTGGAGCGATGGGTCTCGGAAGGTACTTTACAGCGTTACAAACGGCCGGGCAAAATCGAATACAGGTTGGAAGACTTGTATAAATGCGCCCTAGATCCATACGATTACTAAATGAATTATTAACACGGCAAGGCACTCCAGGTAAAGGGTTATCGGAGGATGTTTACAATATAAATCCAACTCGCTATTTCAAAGACAAGTAAACGGCTTTTGCCAATTAATCATTGATGTATGAAAACAAATTACTGGAAACTCGCTCAAGTAGCGAGGTGGGGATTTTACATCCTGTTTGGAACGCTTGCCATACTTGGTATTATCGCTATTTGCTTGGGGTATTTCCAGCATATAGTTACGGCATCCGGTTGCGTGGCAATGGTTTACACGATAAAGAAACATTGGTAATTAATTTTTAAACAATAGAATCATGTCAAATCAAATTCAAATTAAAGTAGCTGAACTAAATCAGCTAAATCCGCTCATGATAGCGGATGATAGCCGGGTTGAACAGAAGTTTATACTCATGTACAATGCGATCTGGGGAACCGGCCAAGGAACTCAGATTTATGAAAAGGAAAAATTCAACTTCCGGCAAATCTTACAAGACAAGCCGGAACTGCAAAGATGTTCTCCACTGTCCCTGTACGGCTGTTTCTTAGATATTGCCGTAAACGGCCTGTCTCTTGATCCCACAGGACGCCCCCACTGCTATATTCTCCCCCGCAGCACGAAGACCGGCTATAAGGATAACAATGGCAACGACATCTATGAACTGCGTGCTTACCTTTCCATCACCGGTTATGGGGAATTGGTTATGCGCCAGCGTGCCGGACAGGTCCGGTATGTAGATAATCCGGTTGTTTGCTATGAAGGTGACACATTCTCACCGGGATTGGTTGACGGAGTAAAGACCGTGACCTACCAGGCGGCCTGTCCCCGCAAATCAAATAAGGTGATCGGTGGTTTTATCCGTATTGTCCGCGCCGATGGGACTGTAGACTGGCATTGGATGATGGAGGGTGATATCAAACGCTTAGAGGCGTACAGCTACAAAAACAACCAACGTTGGAATCCGCAAACCCGTCAAAAAGAAGGTAAGGCGAATGCCCTCTATACTTCAAACGAAGGCGGTATCGATCCTGGGTTCTTGGAAAGCAAACTGATTAAACACGCATTCGACGGATATCCCAAAGTCCGGACCGGAAAGTTTACTGTATTCGAAACTCAAGAAGAACCGCAGGATATTGACTACGGATTAGAACAAACAACCGTTATTCAGCCCAATCAACCCGGACAGCAGCCACAAGTCCTCCAACCTCAATCGGAAAACCCTTTACAGGAATTCGGAGAGCAACCACAAGCGGAACCGGTACCCGCATCAGGTATAACAACCCCAATATCACAGGAAGATGAAGACGCCGGATTTTAATAAACTCGATCAATCACTTAAAAATTTATCACAATGGATACACAAGCTAACAATTCTCTTATTAAAGTGGAAGAATTCAATCAGATCATGCAATCGGCTCCTGCCACCTTGCAACGCAACCAAACTTCCGTATCGACATGTAACCAAGCCGGACAAACACTTCTGGACACCATTGAAGCGGAAGGAGGTATTAGCTCGGATGAACTGGATGCGAAGGTCTCAGAGTATTTGGCAAAGACGAAAATAACAATAGAAAACATGAACAAGCGTCGTAAACCATTGACGCAACTTCTGGCTACGGTCAGCAAGTCTTTTACCTCTTTGGAATCGGCTATCGACGTCAAATCGGTCACCACTATTCCTTATAAGCTCCAACAGGCCCGTAACAAATACGCGGCCAAGAAGATTGCCGAACAAAAACGACGGGAAGAGGAAGCCCGCCGTAAACAGATGTTGGAGAACGAAAAGGCTCAATATCGATCGGATATCTCTGTCATGTTGGATACAGCGTATGCCGCATACGTTGAAAAGCATATCAATGCACTAAACAGCATGTTCAACCGCGCTACTCTCGCTACCTACAACGATGTATGCCGACGAATATCCGAAACAAGTATAAATTTCTCCTGGAGTGCTTTTGTTGAAAACGTTTCTGACAACAAACAAACCTTCTATATGGACGCAGAAACCCGTAAGGCAATAAAAAATGAAGTCGCTATACAAAAGAAGAAAGATTTTACAGAACGTTACCGTTTTGAAATAGAGGGTACAAAGCAGGATTTGATCGACAAACTCCCCAGCCTCCGCAAACAACTGGAAGAACAGGAAGAGCTACGCCGTACCAATGCGGTTGAAGCTGCCCGTATGGAAGAAGAGCGAAAACAACAGGAAGCGGAAGAAAGAAAAAAGCAGGAAGAAGAACGCAAACGCCGGGAAGAAGAGGCTAAGGCCAAAGCGGCTGCTGAAAAGTCTGCTGCCGAAGTACAGGCAGCATTTGATTTCTCAGCAGCCAGCATGTCCCCTACTCCAACGAAAGCCAAGGTCAAGAAGAAGATCCAGATAACCAATCCACAAGGATTCATGCAGGTATATCAGATGTGGTTCATGCGCGAAGGAATCAATATGAGCATGGAGGATCTAGAGAAGGTACATAAGAAGATGATTACCTACTGCGAGAAAGTTGTGAATAAGGACGGAGAGCAAATCCAATCCGCATATGTAAAGTATATCGATGATGTAACAGCCAAATGATATGAAAAAGAAACTCTATCTGTCCTCATGGATAAACTTCGGAAAATACAGACGCGAGCCAAGTATTCTGAAAAAGATTCTCGATACGGAAGAGGGCCGCAAATGGTTCCGGAGGCTGATGGATAACACCTACAATTTCGAATTTGACTTTGCAGTCATTGAATATCTAAAACTCAAGGAAGAAGATGCAAGATACGTATTACCAACGGTCGGAGGTTAGTAACTCGGACCTTACGGAACTAAAGAACCTCCTCTATCCCCGTACCCAATACGGGGATAAGGAGAAAGCCTTCAAATTCGGCAGCCTAATCGATGCGATGATTACCGAACCGGAAAGGGTCAGGCATGACAAACGCATGGTGGACGATATATTGTATTCCGGCGAGGATGGGGAACTGGCAGAAGCCATGAAGAAGTCCCTCCGCATGGAAGCCCGACACGATCCTTTCCTGGCCCAAGTGCTTGCTAAGGCGGAAACTCAACGATTCATGGTCAATAAGAACCAATGTTTCCAATATGGCAACTTCAAATACACGCTCGATACCCGGTGCAAATGGGACTGGTGGCTTCCGACCTACGGATTTGGGGGAGACCTGAAAAGCACTTTTGCCAGCACACAAAAACAATTCGATGAAGCTATTGATTTTTTCGATTGGGACCGTTCCCGCGCCTGGTATATGGATATCGCAGGCAGTCGGCAGGATTTCATCTATGGTATCTCCAAGAAAAATCAAAAAGTGTTCAAAGCATTCATTAAACGAGGCGATACGATTTACCAGAAAGGTAAAGAAAAATACGAAGAACTTGCCTTCCGGTGGTGGATGCTGTTCGGTTGAAAATAAATAGGATATCCTTTTTTTCGGAAGATATATTTTAAAGACAAACAGACATGAATTTAAATATCACACCCATAGATAAAATATCCAACGAGTTGGCAGCTATTGATTCCTATCTGAATATTACCATGAGTGAAGAAGTCCAAGAAGCTGTCCTACGTGGAAACGACCTTGCCGTCTATATCGCCCGGACCGGGAAACTGTTAGCAGATGCCAAATACCATCTGAACGGGAAAAAGAAATCGGAAGTCTTCGATACGTTACGGGAAACAGCCTCACGTGCCGGGGCTACCTCCAAGGCAGTAAATGCTATCATTGACAGTCTGTGCAAAGATGAACAATATCTTGTCGATTGGTGTGAGCGTTTGAACCGGACCGCGACTCATCAACTGGAATGGTGTCGCACTGTAATCAGTAAAGCAAAAGCAGAAATGGCCTTAGCGCCCCAAAGTTATAACAATCCTAAATTTTAAAAAGTATGGAAGATGAATTAGTAAAAGAACAACCTGTGTATGAAATTCAGAAAGTCAAACTTAAAAACAATCAGGTAACAGCTGACTACACAGAGCGATTTGTAGAAGCAAACTACAAGAACGAAGTAACCAAATCATCCCAGCAATTCGTTCATCCGGACCTGTTATATGCCATGAGTTTGTTAAAGACTCATGCCGTCAAGATTTGCGAAATGCAAGAAGCCGGAGTTGTAAATATCGAAAATCCTTCGGATGATGATCTGAATGAGAAACTGAAAAATATCGTTGTCACTGGGTATAGCAAAGGTGGATCAGACGAATCGGCCGGTGTTTCTATCCAGGCACAAAAGCTATTGAAAAGCGGACAAGTCCTTAACCTTTCCGTCCCGTTTACAAAATTCGAAGACGAATCCGGCGAGGGATATCCGTATGGGGATGCTTTAAGACAAGCGGTCAGCCGACTTGACTACGAAGTGGACGCTTACTTGTTCGGCGGAAAATATGGAATCAAACAAGAATCGTTCGATTTCGATGTTCCTGAAGAATCCGATATTACCGGAGAAGCAGAGCCGAAGCCGAAGAAACGCGGCCGCAAGAAAAAAGCAGAAATGGAGGAAGTCGCCGAAGAGATAAAAGCGTTTGACGAATTTGCATAACACCTACCACTATGACAATTACACTGCAAAATACAGAAAAAGGTCAATGTTATGCGGTGAAGTTTGACAGATACCGCCAGCAGGTTGTAGACAAGCTGAAAAGCTCTGTTTCCATCCGCTGGTGGGACAAACAAACGGGCGCATGGCTGATTCCGGCAACCAACAAATGCAAAGCAGAATTGGATCAATTGACTTATTACGTCCGCCATTTCGAACCGGTACAATGGGGAACGATTGCACAATCACAGACAGAGGAGGATGTTGCTTTTCAAATACCGGAAATGCCGGAACTAGACGGAGAACATGGACTGAAAGTACAGCCTTACCCCTATCAACTGCAAGGAATTGCACGAGGCTTGCAACTGAAACGGTTTATCAATGGAGACGATATGGGACTTGGTAAACAACAACCGGTCAGTAGTTACGTGGCTACTCCAAACAGCTTCAGACGGATCGGAGAGTTACAAATTGGAGACGAGATATTCGGCAGGGACGGAAATGTATATGCCGTAAGCGGCGTGTTTCCACAAAAAGAACGCCGCGTGTTCAAAGTTACGTTCTCTGATGGCGTATCCTGTGAATGCGGGCCAGAACATCTGTGGTGTGTCCGAGATGTCAACCGTAGAAGAAAGGGGAAAGGATGGATCACCAAGACAACACAGGAGATCATGGATTCCGGCGTAACCTACAACCTGAAAGGTTTTGGCCATAACCATACAAGACGGAAATGGGAAATCCCAATGTGTGAACCTGTGAAGTACAAGGAAAGATTATACATCATCCATCCTTACATCATGGGGGTACTTTTGGGAGACGGCCATCTTTGCGGTGGTAACGGAAAACTGTCTTTCTCTACACCGGATATGGATGTGGCTATTGCCGAAAGGGTAAGAAAACTTTTACCCGGCGACATGCTATTGATACGGGACGATTACGCCACGTGTCCGCGATACAACATTACAAAGAATCCGACAGTCCACGAAAATCGTTTTTACCAAGAGATCAAACGGCTCAAAGCAGACAAACCGAGTGTAGAGAAATTCATACCATACGAATACATGCACGGATCGGTGGAACAGCGCATCGACCTCTTACGCGGTTTGATGGATACAGATGGATCGGGAAAGAAAAACAGGATCACCTACAGTACCCTTTCCTATGGCATGGCACGTGACATTGCCCTTTTGGTACGTTCCCTTGGAGGACAGGCGATCATACGCAGGTACGACAGGCGAAATGAAGGTAAAGGCGTGGAGTTTCAAGTAAACGTGAGGATCAAGGTTTGCCCGTTCTACCTCGAACGGAAAGCTGCCGAATGGAACATCAAAAAGACGAACTATTGTTCACGGTATATCTCGTCTATCGAATATATTAGAGAGGAAGATTCCGTATGTATAAGCGTAACCGCTCCGGATCATTTGTATCTGACAAACAATTATATTGTAACGCACAATACACTTGAAAGCATCGCCACTATCAACAAGGCCGACGCCTTCCCCTGCCTGGTAATCTGCCCGAATGTTGTCAAGATCAATTGGCAAAGGGAATGGCATAAGTTTACAGACAAGAAAGCGATGGTATTAACCGATTCCGTCCGCGATAGCTGGCCTTTCTTCTGGCAGACAGGCATGAACCAGGTTTTTATCGTAAACTACGAAAGCCTACGAAAATACTTTGTCCGGCGGATCATGAAAGCAGAGAAATGGACATTGAAAGATGTCGAATTTCACAACACGATCAAACTGTTCAAGTCCGTGATAATCGACGAATCGCATAAAGTCAAATCAACGGCCACCCAGCAGACCAAGTTTTGCAAAGGCATTGCATCCGGGAAAGAATATATCATCTTGCTGACTGGGACACCTGTTGTCAACAAACCAAAGGATCTGGTTGCACAATTGGGTATTATGGATCGCATGATCGATATGGGTGGATGGAAAGGTTTCATGCTTCGGTACTGTTCCGGTCCTAACCAAGCGAGCAATCTAAAGGAGCTAAATTATAAGCTATGGCAACACTGCTTCTTTCGTCGGGAAAAGTCGAAAGTACTCACCCAGTTGCCGGATAAAGTGCGTCAGATTGTTTCCTGTGAGATAACGAACCGCAAGGAATATATGGATGCGGAACGCGACTTGATCGATTACCTGAAACGATACAAGGAAGCGGACGACGAAAAGATTCAAAAGTCACTGAAAGGGGAAGTTATGGTTCGTATCGGTATTCTGAAAGATATTACCGCACGCGGAAAACTGAAAGAGGTTATCGACTTCGTGAAGGACTTTCGGGAGAACGGGAAAAAGATCATCCTGTTCTGTAACCTGCATGAAATTGTAGACCGCCTGATGATAGTTTTTCCTTCCGCCGTCTGCGTCACCGGACGACAGAATATGCAGGAGAAGCAGGCTTCTGTCGATGCCTTTCAAAAGAACCCGAAGACGGACGTTATCATCTGTTCCATTAAAGCGGCCAGTGCCGGTATTACGCTCACAGCAGCCAGCGATGTCGCCTTTATTGAGCTACCTTGGACGTATGCAGATTGTGATCAAGCAGAAAGCCGTGCCCATCGCATCGGGCAGAAAGACTCAGTGAATTGCTACTACCTGCTTGGCCGTCGAACGATTGACCAGAAGCTCTACAGAATCATTGAAGAAAAGAAGCATATCAGTAATGCCGTATTGGGGGCTGAAGATAATATCCAGACGAATATTGTTGATATGATGGCAAATCTTTTTGATACGAACGAAGAGGAGGAATAAGAAAGGCAGCGCCTCACAGCGCCACCCCCTTGCAACCGGAAACAAATATATCAAATAAAGACGACTATGGCAAGTGAGGCATTGAATAAATATATTGAGAAACGTTACGACAGGTGGTTGGATCTCGCAAATTACTGCTGTAATATATCAGGATTACCTGGTGAAGGACGAGATGTTTTAAATGAGGTATTAGCTGGAATATGTGAAAATCCGTCTGATAAAATCGAACGCATGATGGAGAAAAAATCAGGGGCCTACACGGAGCTTGACTGGTATATCATGCGTTCGATTAGGTTAAATGCCACATCCGATACAGCACCTTACCGGCATAAATACAAACATATACCGGTAGATGAGAATGTAGATTGGCGACGGCTGAATATCATCGACGAACCCGACGACAGCCCGGATCGTACCGAATATATCCGGGAACGTATGCAGGACGTCCGGAACATAATCGATCAATTAGGCTTATCCGAAAAAGCCAAACGGATCTTTGCTTGGAAATTCTTTGCAGGAGAATCTTTTGCCGATTGGCCGGGACCGGAAAGTAGGAAAGAATTATATGAAACCTATAAAAGTGTTTTCAATGCGGTGATGGAGAAGAAGGATGGGAAACTGCTGTTTTAAAAAGGAAGAGCGTCCGGATATCACTATCTGAACGCCCAGCCTTATCTATGAAAATTCACGAACTACTATAAAAATTATTTATCATCAATACTAACTAATTCTACATCATCAAAATCAAAATCTATTTCCATCTGTTGATATTGTTTAGGATAGGCAACATCCAACATTTTCATAAAAATATCCCATTTATAGCCAGAAACTCTCCCAAGTGCTTGAACGGCGGCTAAATGTTCTTTCAATTTGGGCAAGCCAACTTCTTTTGTTAGAAATTGATGATGCCTAAAACTCCTATTACCAGATTCATTTTTTGGATTTGCCTTTTTTAATTCGGCTAAAATAAGAGGGGCGATTCTTTGGTATACAATATCATCTATCCATTTACCAATAACACCAGGCCTTTTATTTGTTTGAGTCCATGTCCAATTTCTCATTTTGTATATCATTTCAAAAAAACTATCATCAAAGACTTTTACCCATCTTGAAGCTTCTTGTGAAATAAATTGTTTTAAAAATTTTTGAAGTTCATCTTTCGCCCTTGTTTTTTCTTTATCATATCCTGTCACTTCGTCAACAAGAGCTATTATGCCAGTTTTTGCAACAGATCGAATTATTATATCTGCGTTTCTTACGATTATTTCATCATCAAACTCTCCGTCGCGATTTGCTTCAATTATCCCAGAACATATATCAATAAGTATAGTAACCTCATACCCATAAGTCACTGACTGAGAGCCACCAGCACCAGGTCTTTTGAATTTTATAGGATTGTTTATTCTTTCTATAACACTATTTTCACCGTCGCTAAATCGCATTGTCAAAGGAGCTTTATTAACGAATGGAGATAACCATGCTGCACTCGTTCTGTCTTTATTCAATACTTTTTGTATTCCTCTTCCTGAAAATACTCTAGTACCATCTTCTAAGACATAACAAGGTATTTCTAAATTTCCCAAATGAAGTGGGGTTTTGTCCGAACCAAATTTTGCAACTAAAATTTTTTCTTTTTTGGGTTCTTCATCTTCTGCAAATAAATCTGACACTTTTACATTAAGAGCCTTTGCCACCTTTTCCAATGTAGTTTTTGTTGGGTTTCCATTGATAGCTTTATTCAATCCAACAGGTGTTATCCCAATCTTTTCTGCAAGTTCTTTTTGAGTTATACCTTGCTCCTTACAAATATCATTTATCAACAACATAATACACATAGTTTAATTATTCAACATCAGCAAAGATACAAATTAAACCATATATGCAAAATTTTAATTCAACTATTTTCTGTTTTGAAACAAAAAAACCGCCCTACCTTCACTGGCAGAGCGGCCAATACTAACATTAAATCTATAAAACGAAAAAAAATCTACCAAATACGATAAAACCCACCTATGCCAATATAGGGAGACTGGCCATTCCTTCCTATGCCATATCCGGCAGTAATTCCGATTCCCCAGCGACGGATTAGCTGTCGTTTCGTTATATACATTGTTTTCGGAAAAACATCAATACTATCGAGCGAAGGATTATATCCAGACACCCAAGCATGATAATCGTCCGTCAAGTATTCTTTCTGTGTGATCCTGATCGGAACAAAGATCGGCTCTCTCACTGTATCTCCCTCAAGTGTGATGTAGACAGGAAATATCTCCGGTACAGTCTGAATTACTGTTTCGTAGACAGGATAAGGGATACTATCTCGAATAGTGTCATGCAGGATCAACGTGTCGTTTTTTCCAACAAGTACACCTCCTGCCCTATTCGAGTGCCGGCCGGCCAGGAAGCAAAGAAGGCAGAGAGCTAAAACAACTATGATATGCCAAGCTTTCATGACTGTACAATTATCGGTTTCAAAAATGATTTATATTCTTCCTTGACATCGAAACAAGGACATAACTTGATCCATTCGAACGGTTCCACAATGCCATTATCATTCAGGTCTCGGGACGTATCCCGATGGCCGAGAAGTTCTGCAATCTCATATTCTCTCGTTAACTTGTTAATTAGGTCGTCCATTGCCGTCTTTTGCGCCGGAGTCCGGGTATCAGTCGGTTTTCCGGAAGTGTCCAGTCCACCAATATAGCAAATCCCGACGCTATGATCATTGTAACCGATACAATGAGCCCCAGCTATCGTGAGTGGCCGACCGGCTTCTATGGTTCCGTCCAAGTCGATTACATAGTTATAACCAATTTGGCTGAAACCGCGTGCACGGTGCATACGATCAATATCCTTAGCTTTGATATCCTGTCCGGCACGTGTGGCCGAACAATGGATAATGATTGAATCTATCTTTTTCATTTTTATCCTCCTATTATTAATACCCATTCTGCGGTTCACGATCACCGCATTTCTTTCTCTCACACCTTTTCATAGCAAGTTCAAGCTTGACATCCGAATAGCTCTCTTTCAAAGTAAAAAGCTCATCCTGTACCTGTCGAAGCCTTCCGGTTTGTTCTACAAAGCGTTCTTCTTTTTCTGATAGCTGTTTTTGCAGGAACTCGTTATACTCACGTAAAGCCTTGAACTCCTCTACATCGGCATGGGCGTCCTCGATACGGGCGTTTGTCTTCCGGTTCGTATAGAAGCTAATCCCCCATTTTATCGCCTCGAATCCTCCCAATGTTCCGATGATTGTCAGGATGTCAGTTAATTCTACATTCACTTTACACCTCCTTCTGTTTTATTTGATCATCTTTGTTACGAGTTTTTTTCATTGCCATAAGGCAGTGTTTGTTATTTCTCCGCCTCCGGTCTGTGATAGATTGGAGGCGGATTTTTATATTATTCGCCCGGTTGCTCCTCTTTTAGCGGTTCATCCAAAATTTTGACATACGTCGGCATCGTGAACTCAGAGAACATGCCGTTGCGATCTATGAAGTCAACACGTTGTTTGAGGTATTGAAGTTCTTCATCAGTCAAAGCTATATCTGTTGTTTCTGTTATGGCCGCTGCATCAGTAAATCCGATGTTGATTTGACCACTCCCCATATCCTTGATAACGATACGCTTCTGATCAACCTCCGAGATCGCTATCTTACTGTCTATCGATACTTTCAGTTCCATGTTTTTTCTCGTGTCAAACTGTGGTAACACGGTGTTGAGTATTAATACTCTGTCTTTTAATGTCAGTTCCATATTGTATGTTTTTATGATTGTTTGCATTGTAATTAATAATGTCTATTGAATAGATACCATCCCTGGTTAAAATAAGCGAACGTTGCACAGTCTCCCTTATTCATGTCAAGTGTCATGCTGTTGCCGTTATTGTCCAACAATGGTGTATCAGAGTTTTCTGGTTCTATTCTGATACCTTCGGAAGAGAACTTCGCCACGATCACATGCACAAAAATCACGGAATTGAAACCGACTTCGCTCCACGAATCTCCGTATTCCGGGTGGACTTCTCCCATTTTCTTTGTGATCGTCGACCGGGAAGGGAGATAGACGCTAAGATACGTACTGGTACTGAAGACGAACGTGTCCCGATAACCGATGTTCAGGACGATTGTATCACTCTTGTCCGACGAGGGTGCATAACGGGCAGTCGAGATCGATCCGTTGACCTTTAAACCTCCAATGCAGTATAACGCATAGTTGCGCCGTCCACCATGAACATCTATCACAGCCCCATAATTTATATCGTTGTGATTAGTTGTATACTCAAGGCGCATCAAAGCACTTGTTCCCCCAAGCGTAGACGGCAAGGTATTTAGACCAAGGCCGGCCCATTTACCGGAAGATGAAAATCCCAAAAACGCATTACTTCCTGATGAATAAAGGAAAAATTTAGAAGACGATTCACCGGAATAGCGGTTATCCGAGAATAGTCCTCCAGACTCCATCCTAAGTCCTCCGATGTAGGCATCCCCATTTTGATAAACTTTAAACGGAGCATTTGCAGGTGTTGCATTTCCAGCCCAGATTCGAACAGAGTTTCCGGCAGTTCCACCTCCCGATAACCCGGCAAGTTTTTCTCCATTTGAATTTGCTATATAGATACTTCCTCTACTTTCCACGTTTCCATTGCTTTCTACCCGGAATGTCGGATCAGTAGGTGGTTGCCCTTTCGCCCCGGCTGTTCCTCCCGACCAAATACGGATTGTACCAGACGCCGACATTCCACCTGTGCTTCCAAAAGCGATCGCACCCGTAGTTATGAGTCCGCCATTGATCTCCGTTATTGTATTGTCATATTTTGAGGCAAGAACCCATTTAGAACCGCTATATCTATAGATATTCTCCCCATCCACCCATAAGTCATTTGTCCGCATACCCGATGTTGGAGCCGTCGTTTGATAAAATACCCTTGCCTTGTTATTTGCAGTCAATTGGGCGTTGTTGGCTACATTTGACGCATTCTCTGCATCCGTCAGGGCATCATTTACCCCATCATACAACGGTTGAAGGTTAGGACGGTCGGAAATGTTATTATAACCGGATGTTCCGGATTTGAATATCACAGGTCCGGTTATAGTCCCATTCACCAGATCAATCACCAATCGGGCTAACTTGTCCTTTATCAATCCTGTCGTGATCGTCTGGCCGGCAATCTCAGTGTATCCATAATTCGGAAGCCAAGAGCGTACGCCATCCTCCGGAGTATTGAGCACCCCTACCCAGAAATGATAGAACCCTGTTTCATCCTCTAACTTTATCTGCCGTTCACTGACATATATTGAGCCATTTGTTCCTTCTTTTGGACATTTGGCATAAACATAATAGGCAAGCGAATTATTCAGCCGGAAAGAAGCCGCCGGAATAGCCCATTCGCGGATTTCCTCGCTAACGGTAAAGTGTACTAACTTTCCTGTCGTATTCTTGAAATAGTTGGCATCATTGTCCGCATTCGGAATAAACTTCATTCCTATAAGCTCCATCTGCTGGGAATTGGTACCGACGATAAGTTGCGCCGTATGCACGGCCAACGGCTTGATAAGTTCGGTAAAATAATCCCCTTCCGGGTCAAACATCATGCCCAAAGTTTCCATCACGTCCCGCCATGAACGTTTCGTATGTTCCCGAACCGGCTTAACCGCATCCTCAATCTCTTCCGGCACTTTATTCACATCATCCACCAGATCCTTAAAACCATTCGATTCAAGGAAATCGGACAAGGTAAGTTCATACCGGTATGAAGGTGTACCGTCTTTCTCGATATACCTTTTTATTTTGGTAACACGAATCTCTCGATCGATATCTAACTGTTCGGAATATACGCCAACCATCTGGCCACAGGCGATAAAGATGTTTTGCAAACGAAAAACAATTTCATCACATTTTCCTCGTAACTGGATGCGTTTCTCGCACTTGCCATCCAACCATGCTTGCGCCTCTTCCTGTAGCTGTAATGAAGCGTTATCCCTGTAGCTTTGCGGCATTTTCAGGCCGGTAAGGATAAACTTGTCACCGACAGAAAAATTAATGTCACCGGGGACTTTCAAGGCGTTTTCCTGGTCATTCTGCTTTAGTTTGAACTGTTTCAAGTCATTGTCCCAACTGTCTTCAACGATTGCAAGGTCATAGCCAGCCAAGCCGCCATCCTGGAATGTAACGATCACTTCCACCCCGTCCAACAGGCAATCGGTAAGATTGAAATCCATATCGGCAGCTCTCAGAGTGTAATCGTCGATCTTTTCTGTTACGGCAAACTCTCCTTTCGGAAAGATATGGTCGAATTGCATGGACTTTTCTATCCGGCCGTACTTCTCTACATTCTTTTCGATAGAAAGCAGACCATCAGGCAGAAGAAGATAATCCGCGCCATAATCGGGACCGAGATTCTTATCTGAACCGTATGGATAAAGAACCGTTACTGGTGGCGTATCATCAACAGCGGACACTTCCAGTTCGGTAAAACCCATTCCTTCGCCCTGTGCCAAGACAAGGCCGTTGCTTGAATACTCCCTCCTGCCGATATTTATTGTCTGGCCGGATATCCAGTATTCCGTATCCAATTCTTTAATGAGTTCGTCAAGTACCGTCCCGACTTTCTTATCTTTGAAAGAAAGGGTAACCATCCGGGATTCGATACAGGATCCGGCCACCCAACCAGATCCTGTACGGTTCATGTTTTTGACAAATAGGGTTAGCCAGTCACGGGCGGTACCGGTGTAATAGTCGAAGTTCTTTTTCCGCTCCGGTGTACCATGAAGGAAAAACTCTGCATCCAAAAGGTCGTACCGACTTGAATAGAACTGAACGGTATATTCCCAACCAAGAGATGTCTCCCTTTTCGTCACCTTCTCATTATGCCGGATCTTGTATTTTGTCCCTTCAAAGTCTATATAGTCGTTGATTTGAAGGTTTACCACATTTCGGGAAAGAAAATTCAGGGTAAGAGTGTCCTCACCCATAATCTCTTCGACCGTATAACTATTATCCTTCAGATAAACGTCACAAACTACCGTATTTCCGCGCTTTATTTCCATACTGCTAAATAACCTACTTATTTTTAGGCAATAAAAAACACGGCAACCGGATATATGACATTTTACCGGTTGTCGTGTTTTAATATATAAGGTAGATGTTCTGTTTATGGTAGATTTCTAAAGCGCAAGTCCACACGCGCCAAAAGTCGTAGACAACGCTGCAATCTCACACCAGAACATCGGCTTCGTTGATACAAAGTCCTGCCATATATTACCACTCAACCGTTTACTCATGCCTATTACCGTGTAAACGATAAAAGCCAGCCACACCGGAATAAGAACCCACCAGAAAGACGTGCAGCCAACCCATAGCTGAGAAGAAAGCAACGTCAATGCCGCTGATCCACAATGAATGCGGTTTATCCAAGTGTCTTTGAAATCAGGAGCCAAACCGACACCAATCAAACCGATACAGGCTGCGATCGCCAGCAACCGCATAGTAAAGGTTGTACTCATTTCCCAAATGACCGGGAATAGGAACATAGCCGTCAGTGCCATGCTTGCTCCAAAGATCAATTTATGATCAAGAGTATAATACGTCGCACTAATTGAGTACGGTACACCTTTTGCCTTTATACAAACTGCTGCCGTATAAACTGCGATAACCAAAAAAGAAATAATTAATAATAACATGATTTTCAAACTTTATTGTTTAACTTTGTTTCCGGAGACCCTCGGTCCCCTAATTTTCTTTTTTTACAGCCTCCAATCTGTGATAGCCTGGAGGCTGTTTTATTATTCTTTCGCCACCGAACATTTTATATCTCCATTTGTTTTAAAAGAAAATACCCAACCTGGGGTTGGCGATTATCAATAATTTTTTCTGAATATACATTTGCTGTCTTTCTGCTGTGACAGCCCAAAGACAGTGTCACTAATTTATTAATACGGCCTTGCAGGCGGAGTGAAGTTTGATGTCCAACGGGCAATATTACTGATGCGAAACTCGTCAATCATACCGTTCAGATACAATCCATAATCTCGATATTTTCCGATCATTAAAGAACTATAGTACCCTGAAACCATCGTTGATGTGAAACCAGACGCATACACTCCATTTACATACACTTTCCAATATCGAGATTGTGACCTGACGATCGCAAGATGAACCCACTGATCCCGTGGCATCGTAAAATAGCATATTGCATCCCCTCGGGTTCCACCATACTGCAGTCCAAAGAAAATGCGTCCGTCAGATTCCTCCATTATATCAAAGCTGTAACTTCCATAAGCAACGCCTTTTGACATTATACCGTTTTTCACACCACTTTTCAGTTTAATCCAAAAATCGACGGTATAGTTTGGATATAGGGACTCGTTTATGGCATTCGTTCCACTTATCTTTACATACCTATTTCCTGAAAACGAAACGCAATTCTTGAATTTTCCCACTACATAGGACATATTACTACCAACATAAGGCTTGCCTGAGGCTTCATCTTTCAATGATCCATCAAAATGTAGCAACAGCAAAGTATTCCTGTCTACTTTCTTCCGTCCCATCATCGATCTTATCATACCAACCTCCTTTCCGCCGAAAGTCGGTCAGATACTTGAGTTAAGAGGTGTTTACCCCCCCCCCGTTAACATTTGTAAACAATTATTTCTCATGACTTTATCTCCTATTTTTTAGTCGTTAATATCTTGTTTCATCTTTTTCAACGGCAGATCATTCTTCGTAAGCCCAATAGCGGATCAGGACAGTGCCATCACCGCCTCTTAACGATGTTGCACCAGCTCCACCACCATACCCACCACCACCTAAAGCCCCCCCGTTACCGGAACCTTCCTTATAATCAGAAACACCTCCTATATTATTAGTTCCTCTGGCACCAGCACCACCTCCTGCATTTCTTTTGCCGGTCGGTTCTCCAAAGTCTCGAGTCGTATGGCCTTGTCCTTTACCTTTATTATAAGCACCATACAAATATGTAGATCCGTCTCCTCCATCCGAGCCTCCTGCACCTGTTGCTCCCACACCTTCATCACACCCCCCGCCAGAACCACCATTTCCCCCAACATATCCCATACCATTTCCAGAATTGTCCCATCCTTTATTGTTCGTATAACCGCCATTGGCTCTATAGCTGATATTTAGAAACTGGGAATAACCACCATTAGCTCTAACGTTACCTCCTGCACCAACTATAATTGGAATAGCCTGACCTGGTGTGACAGGTATAGCATCACCATCTTTCCATCCAGTCGTATCTTTTTTGAAAGTCTTTGTATAGCCTCCTCCGGCACCAGCAGCATTCCCATTATATCCACTACCTCCTCCACCACCGACAAGAAACACATCAACCTCCCTACATCCTTTAGGTACGATCCAGGTATAATTCCCGGCAGGATAGAATCTCTTGGTGAACAACTGCAACTTCTTCCGTCCCATCATCGATCGTCTCATCTACGCCCTCCTTTCTTACGATTAGAGGTCGTAACTTCTTTATTTAGAGAGCATTTTACCCCCCCCCGTTTAACTTTTAATAACATAACCTGTTTCATTGCTTTACCTCCTGTACAATTGTGGGCAAGTCTTTCAAGTCGTTCGGATAACCTGTAACGGTTGTCAGAATGCAGAGATAGATCACACCGTATTGTTCATAATATTTGTCTTTCTCGAATGCCATACCCTGCACGTATGGAATAGGATCATCAAGCGTGCCTGCGTGCTCAGCTTCAACGATCTTATACAGTGAAGCAGTTTCTATGCCCGGTTTCCAATCGGCTTGCAGCTTGTGCTTTTGTATCACTTCAAACAAAGTGTCGTTTTCTCCTTCCACTACTCGAAGCCGGAAGCCTATTTCAACTTCCTTGCCAAACTCCGCATCTTTCTCACCCCAAATGGGGAATAAGACCTGCATCTCCAACGCTTGGCTGGCTGTGAGAGACACGCTGTTCATCATCGCACGGGCAAAGGTCACTGCCTGCGCTTCCGGGGATTTAGCGATTGCCTTATCTGCTTTAGTTTGCAAGGCTGCCGTTGTTGTATGGATCATTTCAGGATAGCCTTCCACCACGATAGCTTCGACCTCCTCGGCTGTTTGGGCGGCATCGATACGGGATAGCAAGCCGTCTGTCACCTTGCCGCATTGCTCCGAATAGTCCGCTATTTCGTCAAGAGCAACCGTTAAGATATTCGAGGCGTAAAGATGACCGCCTACTTCGACTTCTTCCTGCCGGCCACACTTATCCTTCACTTGCAGGGTGTTCGAGACGTATGCGTCCTGTTCATCAATATAATAATGATGGATGTCTTTATCGTAGATTTCCTGCCGTTTGGCATCACGGGCACGCCAGAGCAATTCTTCCGGAGTCGGTTCAGGTTCCGGAGCGGGCTGCATGTGCCAACACTCCAACGGGGTTGCATCCGGATGTTCGTTGTGGTACTGTTCCTGTTCTTCTGAGAGCGGAAGATAAGCCCCAACCTCATAATCGTCTATATCTGTACTTATGAGATAGGAATCAGGAAGTTTTACTTTCGTTTTCCAAAAATTAATGTCTTTATGAATGTATATCATATTGCTATTCTTAATTGTGATAATATAAACAAATTATACCCTGTCCTCCTTTTCCTCCTTTACGTGACAGACTACCACCTCCTCCGCCACCAGCTCCAATGCCACCATTTCCGCCATTCGTAGGATTGCTTGACCCTGAATTTCCACCATTTCCACCTGATTCAAGACCTGCCGCCCCACCACCTGCTCCAGATCCATCCGAACCAGATCCGTTCGAGCCTTTCCCCGAAGTTCCACCTCCTCCAAATAGGCCAATAGGAATAAGTACATTGTTATATTTATATCCTGTACCACCTTGATAAGATTGACTATTTCCACCTTTATAACCGCCCATACCATCTGCATTACTTACACTGTTTCCACCGGTCATTCCTGACGATGAATTTCCATTACCCGACATAGATGCGCCTGAACCACCAGCATAACCGTAAGAACCATTCCAATAACCAGGAGAGCCTCCACCATTATTACAAATCGCGATATCGGAAGATGGGTTTTCTACCAACTTTGATAGAATGGTATATATACTGTCTGGTATTTTAGAGCCATTACCAAGCCCTCCTGCTCCCTCACTATTACCTCTTTGCCCTCCAGCACAGATTATCGTATCCCCGTTTATTTCAAGAGTTGTACTATCCCCATCAGTTTGTGCATTTACAGGCTTTGCAATTTTACAAGTCAAAGTTTTCGGTAGCAAAGAGATTTTTATATTACGAGCAAATGCTATTGTTCCAGAAGCTCCACCGCCACCACTGTTTGTGCCACCTCCGCCGCCACCTCCAACGATTAGCAAATCCACAAACTTATATTTTTTCTCTATTATATAATTCTGTTGGATACCTAAAGGACTTACCAGCTTTACCAATTTAGGCACTGTATTATATAGATTACCTGATATCAATCTACGTTTCATCTCTTCCTGTTTTGAATTATACCCTAACTACTATTATCCCGTGTTCTTTCTTCAAGGATACACCTGTCGGTTTCCCGTTCGGTAACGTTACACTTGATTCCTCGGACTGCCAGCCAGAACCATTAGGGACCGGTTGGTCAAAGTCCGACCCGGAACTGTTCAAGATCGACAGATAGAATTCCTGCATTTCCGGTACGCTGGCGATATCGGCAAAGTTGATCGCTTGCGGGGATTTGCTTGTGTATTTGAAGCGAAGGTTATACGGTAATGACGGAAGAGCCGCCAGAGACTCGACATCGACATACTCTTTCAACCTCAAAGAGTCCGATACCTTCGTTTTCTCTTCATTGCTGTAATTATTGTCGGTATGGACATAAGCAGCGTCCTTGACCGTATGGTCGTCATTCTGAAGCTGGGAGAGCTTGGTCGGGATGCTGTTCTGAACATTCGCGATGCTCTGATTCAGCCCGGCGATAATCCCTTGCAACGTCTGTGTGTCCTCCACGCTGGCAAGGAAGGCAATGATCTCGTTGAACGATTCGATGGCACTCGATGCGTCACCCGAAACGAGCGTGTTGACTTGCTGCTGCAAGGCTGTCAGCGCGTTCCTGATTTCCGTGTCGTCGTAGCTTTCCCCGTCCTGTCCTTCGGCTACCACCCCCGTATCTTCTTCGCCTATTTTCCAATGCTTGGTTTCCGGATCGATCGAAGGAACCGGGGCATCGTTTCCCCGAAGGTTCGGGGTGTCGAACTTACCTTCAGCCGTCGTGATCGTCAGGATATAGGTCGTGGCATCATTCGTTTTAACCGTGACCTTCACCTCCTGCATGACGGCCGGCAGCTGGGCAAACGTATGAACGCCATCAGCCAGCTTCATGTTGAATTTACCGTTTTCCAAACGTTCAAATAACCAGACTGATGCAGGATAGACGGTTACGTTATCGGCCCATTCGGCGGTCGTCTGTTCGATCTGTTGATAAATAAATGCACCTTTCTTACTCATTGCTCAAATATCCTTGTTTTATCGTTCGTACTGATTCATTGTAATAATTGGCTCCTGTCAGATAAACATTACCGGGCAAGGCTGTACCGCTGCCGGATTCCTTCCACGAAGCTTTTCCCCCGGCAAGATCATAAAGCCGGTAGAACACATATTCTCCTTCTTCCGCTACACGTACTTCATCGCCGATACGAAAATTGATGGTTGTACCGTCGGTATTGACATAGCTCAATGTATTTTCGTCCGGGATAGCCTCTAACGTCGGGATCTCCGGTTTGTTCTTGATGTAGTTCTTATTGACAGGATCGATAACGTTCCAGTCGGGTTGCAGTCCACTGATGACTCCTTCGGCGGCTTCGGCTGCACGATTGGCGCGGTCGGCGGCTGTGTTGGCCTTGCCGGTTGCGACTATGGCATCTTCCTTTGCCGTATTAGCAGCCAAAGCTGCCGTATCCGCCAGTCCTGCCTTTTCATTGGCCAGAGTAGCGGCAGCTTTGGCTGTATTTGTCGCCTTGTCTGCATTTTCTTTTGCCGTGTTTGCGGCTAAAGCTGCATCCGTCGCCGATTTTGTAGCAGTCTCGGCAGAAGCTATGGTATCATCCGCACGCTCTACAGCCGCATCAGCATTTTCGGCGGCAGTTGTAGCCGAGGATGCTGCTTCATTCGCTTTATCCGTTGCGGTATTGGCATTTATTGTTGCCGTGTCAGCCTTTCCTGCGGCATCATTGGCCTTTCCTGCGGCTATATTGGCTTCAACAGTTGCTTTATCTGCTTCTTCCTTTGCCATATTGGCTGAAGCTGCTGCGGTATCGGCATTCTCGGCTGCGGTATTGGCTATACCGGCTTTTTCCTCCGCCAATGCAGCGGCAGCAACAGCCAATTTGGTCGCTGCATCAGCATCTCCGGCAGATTGAGTTGCTTGACCAGCTGCGGCATTTGCTAAAGCTGCGGCATCATTTGCAGCCTTGGTTGCCGCCTCTGCGCTCACTTTTGCGGTGTTTACATTCGATATAGCAGTATTAGCTTCCTCCTTAATTTGGGACATCTGTTCACGAACCTCTTTTGCCGCATCCGTTGCCGGCTTCATAAGTTCGGCCTTATCAGTCTCTGTCAGATCAGAAAAATGCAGTTTCAATTGATCCACTTCTGCTGGTGTCAGATCGGAAAACTTCATTTTCAATTCTTCACGATCGAAAATATCCACGTATGCACTATCCGGCTCACCTTCGTATTTCATTTGAAGCGTACCGTTCAACTTTCGAAAAACCGGCTTCTCTCCTTTCGGCCCACGAATTTTCTCAATTTCCAACAGATTCTGCCAAGCTCCATTAGCTCCTTGTTTCCAAAGGATGTATTTATCGTTTATCCCTAAAAACGCACTAAGGCCGGGATCGCCCTGTTTACCTTTCATTGCAGAGGGCAAAGCACGCTTAGGTCTCCCACCCTGAATGATCAGGATCATATCATTATCGGTTATTGTTCCGGCTGCCGGAAGCAAATTAGCCCTGATTATTTCAAATTCTTCTGCCATATCAATTGAAAACTATTATTCTACCTTGCTCGTCTGCCAATAACCCCAAATCCGGATCCTTCAGCACACGGTAACGAACATCACCGCCAGCATCTATCCAACTCACTACGGGAGCAACAACAGAAATAGTGAATCTTGCCCCTATCCGGTTCTCCAGCCAGACTTCCACAGAAAAGGACGGGCAATCCGTATAGTACACCTGAATGATACCATCCAATGTCTTAATATATAATTCCTGATTTCCTACACCGGATATCTGGCTAAAGAATGCCCGATAGTTATTCAGAAACTCTTCCACACTGCCGGCCAACATCCAAAGGGACAGTTTTATTTCCCGATGCAGGGTTTTGATTGTCGAAAGGTCTACCGTACGGCCATCGGTGAACGGCGCCTTAACCGCAGGATATTTCAAGATGTCCTCCTGGTTATCGTCCGATCCTATACCGAAGTCTGCAAAGTCTATCCCATTAATCGCATACTGCCCGCGAAGCCCGATACCGCCGGCCGGAGTTGCCGGATAAATGGCATGATTGTCCTCGACAAAAGAAAGTTCAAACACAGATACGTTCTCCCCTGCATTAAATGGCACAGGCTGTTCGTGAGAAGAGCCGGCATTGAATCGTAAGCGGTTGGTCATACCGGCAATAAGATTGAATTCCCGATAGCCCGGTGCGGACAGATCAGCAACAAACTTTCTATACCCAGACCAGAACTGCTCAAGCGTTTCTGCCTTCATGAGGAATTTCAACTTGACGGTCTTAGGTTCGAACTCCACAACCGAGAGATCGGGATCGATTCCGTCGGCTTCCGCCCAGTTGTTATATTTGACTGCCTTACGTTTGGGGTATTTCAGAAGATCATCAAAAGAACCTTCCAATAATTTACATCCCCATTCAGTATATACGTCTTTTCCATCTATTGTCATAATACACGTGCTGTATGGTCTTTATGAGTTATTACCTTACCGCCAGCGTTCTTTACGAACACCACGGCATAGTTACTCGCATGGATCTCGGCTTCCGCCCCGTGCATCAGGATCACGTTGTAGCGGCCGATCGTATCAAAATGAAGGATTGCCTTGGAACCGGCCAAGAATACCTTCACCGGATTCGTCAGTTTCACGTCCGTCTCGATATAGATACCCATGCTTTCGGCCTTCTTGCCCCGGAACTCCCGTAATTGTTCCATAGACGGGAAATTATTCTTCGTGCAGAACTCCGTACCCTGCGGCGTCAGCAGAAGGCGCATAAGCTCTTCTTTATTTTCCGTACCATGCAACAACCTACAGGCACCTAACCGGTTTGCGATCTCAAAAAACTCTTTGTCCATCATGTTACATTTTTACTTTTACGTTAATAGTACCTTCCAGGGCATCAACCGTGCCTCTAGTGTTTTCCGATATCTTACCGGCAACCTCTTTGATCTCTCTCGTATTCTCGGCGATCCGATCGGTATTCTTTTCCACTTTATCTGATAGTTCGCGGATGGCCTTCACATCTTCCCAACCTCTGGATTGCATATCATAGATCAGCCTCATTTGTTCACGGATCGGTTGCATACCGCCACGGATATCTTCCAGCAGGATACGGACGGCCCCGGTCTGTCCAGCCAACAGGTCGATGCTCTCCTGCGAGGCTTTGGCATACGCGCCTTTCAGGGAGTTTTCGGATATATCTTCTTCTTTCTCCGGCTCTTCCACCTTATCTTTCATCAGGCTATCAGCCCAACCGAACTGCCTGTCAATCTCCTTTTGCAGTTCTTCCGCCATATTATAGATATAATCCTGTTCCCAGCCGGAAAGGACATTGTCGGCATAGAACTCCTTCAGCTTGTCACGAATCTTCTCCATTGCACCGGAAGATTCCGTTGCAGCCTTGATGGATTCTGTGACCATCTGCCGCATCATCTTCTTGACGGTATCTTTCGCCGATTCTGCCCGGTCTTCACCGGAAGCCCATGCTTCGGCTTGTGCGTTAGCGAAGTTGTCAATGGCGGATTTCAGGTCTTCCCCGAAGATGGCATCTTTGGCCTTCTCCTTGTTGTCCGCTATGGCTTCGTTTATCTCGTCAATTTGGCTTTGCCATTCTTTTATTCTATCCTTATCGGTATTCTTTTTATCCTGTTCTTCACGGATTTGTTGTTGGATTAAAACTTTCTGTTGTTCCAACAGTTTGTTCTGCTGATCGATCAATCGGGAAGCATCATTCGAATAAGCCTTCTGAATGGATTTATCCAATTTTTCGTATGATTTATCCAATGTGTCGATCTGATCCTGCAACCGCTGAATACGTTTTTCGTTCTTCTTGTCATGGATTTTGGCGATGGCACCGGCCAAAGATGTAACAACGCCAATGGCAGCACCGGCAGACGCACCGATCGGACCGAACATGGAACCGGCTTTCGCACCGTTCATTGCAGAACTTACAGTGTCCATAGCCACACTGAAGCCTTCGGCTATCCCGCCGAATACACCACCGAACGAATCCCCGAGCTTCGAAAACGTATCAGAAAGGAACTGTCCGGCCTGCATGATCTCATTCATGCCCTCCTCTATCTCAGCCAAACCCTCTTTTAACTTCTTGGCATCACTTTCAGAGGTAAATACTTTTTTTAGGCCATTTGAAACTTTATTAAAAGAGGTTTCCATTTGGTCAGCTTCACGGCGAACATTGGCTATTTCATCCTTGATGGCCTTCAACTGATCCGGTGACTTGCGAAGCACATCAAACTGTTCTTTGGTAATACCGAATGAATTATCAGATGAATATTCCCCTCTTTCAAGAAAAGACAAGAATTTTTCCGCTTCATCCGCAATGGCACGAATAGAGGTGATATTCTTTTTACTCATATCATCAAACAACCGGGTGATAATGGAGGTGCTCTTTTGGGCTTCATTATCCACGTCCGCCAGCTCTTTCTTCATACCTTCTGCAAGGGAAAGCCGTCCACCTTCCGTTGTGGCCTTTGCTATCTTCTCATTATAAAGCTCCGTGATAGCCTGACGCTTTTCCAAATATGAACCATATTCTTTCAAGTATTCGTTCATGGCGCGTTCTTCTGCTTCAATCTGCTCATGGATAACATCAGATGTCGCATTTCCTAATTTGGCCCCAGCATTGACTTTTGCCATTCGGATCTCAATCGTCTGCTCTTTAGTCAACTTTCCGCCTTGTGCCTCTCTCCATTCTTTTTCTCTTGCACGGATAGTATCCAACTCTCTGTCATAATCAAGATTCAACTGGGCGATCTTCTTGTCGGAACCTTCTTTCATCAGGTCAATTTCGGATTGCTGGTTTTGACGACGAAGGGATAAGAGTTCCTTTTGAAGTTTTTTCTGTTTCTCAAGTTCTTTCTGATCTACAGGTTTTGCAAACTTCGTCTCTTCTTGTTCTGATTGGCTATTTACCAAAGCCTCTGCTTTTGTACGATCTTTTAATCCTTGTACAACGATCTCTACTGCTTTCTCATGTTCTATCTTTAGCTGCTCATTCCGTTTTCGCAACCGACGTAACTCAAGTGCTTCCGGGAAGCTAGTGTCAATCCAACTTTTTTTATCTAATTGAGAAATCCGTTTACTATTTTTAGCCATCTCTTCTTCAATGGAATTCACAGTGGCACGTTGTTGTGCCATAGTACGATCATCTATCGACTTGGACAACATCTTGTTGACTTCAACCATATCCATTAAAAGGAATTTCTGTAGAGAAAGATTCTTCAATTCATTCGGATAAAGCTCTTGTAACTTTTTATAAGCTTCAACCTTTTGCAAAGTGGACTTATTTTCATCTTGCAACACACCCAACATTTCTTCCGTCTGGCTTCTCATTCCATCAGACCATTCTCTCATTTCTGCGACTCTCTTATTATGAGCAGCCAACGCCTTTTCCGAAGCTGTAGCCTGTGTCGCAAGTTTGAATATTGCATATCCCAATGCGGTAACACCTACCACAGCTAATACATATGGATTTGCAAGAGCTGCCTTTCCTGCCGCCAACATAGCAACAGCCTGTTTTCTTAAAGCACCGGTAAGTAATGCTGTAGCTGTCGTATGTTGAATTGTCGCTAACCGGCTTAGAGCAGATGATTTTACATACGAATGTTGAGCTACCTGAACTAATAGAATAGCTGTTTTATATGAAAGAAAAGCTCCAGTTGCATTCTTTACCAACGATTCAAGGTTTGATATTGTACCTTCTATATCGTTATTCTCAAATGCTTCATTAAAAGCCTTGGCAATATCGGAGACTTCTTTCAGAATCTTCTCTCCCAAAGGACGCAAATAGGCCTGTACATTATTAGCCAACAATGTAAGCTGATTGTCTGCAGCATCTTTCATCTTCTCAAACGCGGCTTCCGTAGCTCCTAAAGAGTTCTGTAACTCTCCGAGATCACTCGCTGCCGACTTAGCATTCTTTCCGGTCAAAGCCAATGTTGCAGCCAATCCTTCATCCGTACCGAGCATTTCCTTCATCTTAGAAGCAGAACCGTCAGCCTTCTCGTTAATCAACTGCAATGCTTCCTGGAAAGTACGCCCTTGAAAAGCGGCATCCCCAAGTTCCCCGGCAGTACCCTGGATAGCAGCCCGGATTTGGGTCATTGCCTGCGCTGTCGGCGTACCCTGTTTGGTCAATGAAGCGACTGCACCCAACACCTGATCAATACTGATCCCGTATGCGGCCGCAATAGGCGCAACCTGGGCTATGGAGGCTCCTAATTCGCCAAATGTAGTCTTACCCAATCGGACAGTTGTAAAAAGCTGATCCGAGACTGTACCAGCCTCCTCTGCTGACATCTTATAAGCATTCAGGATCGTTGTAACAGCATCGGCTGCCGTCTCGGTTTCTGTAAGCCCTCCCACGGCTGCTTTAGCCGAAACTTCTAGAATCTTCATACCATCTGCCCCATCATGACCGGCAGAAACAATACTATAGAGTGCTTTGGCGGCCTCCGGAGCCTTAATCGGTATCTCTTGGGTTATGGACATAACCTGATTCATAAAACCGGTCATATCATCCGTCACCTGTGTGGAAATGGTTGCCACTTCCAGCATGTTCTTCCGGAACTCTTTTTCAAAGTCGTATGAGCTTTTTGCAGCTTGTGCAAAAGCAGTTGCCGCACTGATACCGATACCACTGAATATATCAAAAGAGGTCACCTCGCTTGCCAGAGTCTTGATAATTCCCATAGCCTCGCGTTTCCCCTCGTAAAAGCCAGAGTTATCAAATCCTGTCGCAACATATAGCGCTCCCTCCCTATTTCTAATTCCCATAATGCGTTTATGGTAAAATATAAACTAAAAGCATTTGTATTCAGGAATCTTTTGTATATTTGCTGTATGAGTCCAACGGTTTTTTATAAAAATGGAATGCGTTTCTTTTTCTTCTCTTTAGAAGAAAACAGAATGCATATACATATCAGACAGGCAGAAAAAAAGGCTAAAATTTGGATAGAACCTTCTATTTCTTTGGCTGAGAATAAAGGTTTTTCTTCAACTGAAATTTCAAACATACTAAAGGAGGTACAAAAACATGAGCGCATTATTAGAGAAAAATGGAACAACCACCGCGGAAGTAACAATGATTAATGCACGCGGTATCCTCCTTTTCGTAGGAGGAAAGGAATATTATCTATCGTATGACAGATATCCTTGGTTTAGAAATGCAAAAGTTTCGGATGTATTGGATGTAACCATGCCGGATGAAGAATCGTTGCGTTGGGATGCAATCGATGTAGATCTTGAGATCGATAGCATAATTCATCCGGAACGTTACCCGATATCTTTTTAACGAACAAAGCCCTGCTAACTTCACAGTCCGCAGGGCTTTCTTACTACCAAACAAATCAAAATTTATCACTATGACAAACCCTTTTCTCTACTTTCAATGTAATATATAGTTATGCAGATAAAACTTTCTTTATCCGTTTCACATGGCCAGTATCGAAATCAACCATTTCAACCCATTCTCCATCTTCCTCTTTAATTGACGTATCTTCCGAATGAAAATCTTTGGCCCTTCGATTAATCAAATAACCACGTTCACGAAGCATGCCGACCAACAAAACAAAGCTGCTATCCAATATTTGTTCATGAGAATAGCCGAAAGCCTCGTTGCAGGTCACTAAGAACATGAAGCTGCTTTGAGGGCCTTCTTCTTCCATGTCTCGCTGTTTTTCTGAAGGGCTATTATCTCCACTTCGCTTAACGGGCTCACAGCTTCCAGCGCTATGATAGTACGAGAAAAAGGGTTACAGCCTATCCGGTACAAGACGGCATTCAGAAGGATATAGATATCCTCCCATGTACAGTTGTCTTTCAGAACTTCCCGGAACCAGGCCGGCATATCACCTTTCTTATTATGAATGCCAAGACATACGATTTCAAAGATAAGTTCGTCATATTTGGCTATCAGTTCGGCGACCTGATTGGAAAATCCTTTATTCTTATCAGCAATCAAAACCTCTCTATCCTCTTTATCGATATAAAGCAAAAGAGGCTTTATTCGAAACCAGGTGCGGACAGTGATCGGGGTTATGGCGATACTATCCCCTACCGTCTTTCCTTCCGGTAATGATTCAAGCCGGGTAAATTCAAACGGAATGGTTACCGGCTGACAAGAAACGGATTCACTTTCTAACTGGAGTACTTGTTTTACACTCATATTTTCGATTAAAATATAAAAGCCCCGGATAGTTCCGAGGCTTTCGATAACCTAAACAACAGTCCTTAATTATTCTGCTGCTTGTACGGCTTCTGTTTCTGCGCTTGTCTTCTCTCCGGAATACAAACCGTTTGCCATAAACTTGACAAGGATTTTATCGCCTTCATTTTCCGGCTGGATCATATAACTGTCACCAATAGCCCCCTCAATATCTTGGGCTTCTCCCTGGCCATCCACTTTACGTTGCCATTGGAAATCACCAGTCGCTTCCGCTGGTGTCAAGGTGGCCATAAGCGTTTCACCAACTTTGGGTGTACCGGTGATTGCAACTGCCGTTACCGGAGTAAGGGTTACATTCATCACCGCCCGACCGAACGAAGATCGTTGCTGCCCAGCAGAGGTAATTGCTGCCAAACGGGTACATTTAACTAGCAAAAGGTCTGTTTGTTCTGAAGACGGAGCCTGACTCAAGCGGGCACTGACTTTACAAATGGCAAATGTATATTCCGTATACTTACCTTTGTACGGTGTTGTCTGTATCTTGAACGATTTGCGGATATTTGGAATATCAATCGGAGCATTCCACTTACCACCACTTACAGAACCACCACAAAACGCGAGCATCTCCTGAGCTGTCGGCGACGGGATAGCAAATTCAAAACTATCCGGGTCGCCAGCCTTATCGAATGACTCCCAAGGATCTTTCATCCCTTCCGCACGAAAATCGACAGAGGTCGCTTCATTGAAATTGAAAGCAACTGAGCCTTCATGAACGATCGGACACTGTGTATAAATAGAGGCCGGAACACCATCACCGGGGTCACCATATCCTAAGAAGGATACGCCTACCGCCAAACTTCTTTCATTAGCCATATTCTTAATCTATTTCTGTTATTACTTCAAATCTTATATTTGTACAATCGAAGCCTTCTTTTGCTTCGCCAAGAGGTTCGGACCATACGATCCGAGATTTCCAATACATGCCGAAAGGAGGTGTGATATTTCGTAGTGCAGACTTAACTTTTCGTGTCACTCCTTTCATTAGCTGTCGATCAGGCCTGCCTTTCGCTTGATTCTTCACAAATACGTTGATATTAACCGAACCTTTATTCACAACCTCTGTTTCATTTAACGTGAGCATCCGGATTGTGATATGATTCTTTGTCTCACCATCACCAGAGCGATCTTTGTACAGAATAAAGCTCGTACTGACCGGTTCAACCGCATCATACACGATATCTACTATATCAAACTGATCAGCCATGTTCAATATCCTTTCTCAGCGAGTTTATCAAATAACGTTCGACTCTGTTTCTTGATCCAATCCTCAGCATGTTCCGTGGCAACGGAGATAACATCCAGATTTTCGATTGCTTCCACATACTTGGCATAAGGCATAGCGGCTACACCAATCAATACCCAGCCATTCTTATAAAGGGGTAGTAATTCTGATACGAGCCTTTTAGCCTCTCTCAATCCCGTATATTTATCGGTACCTTTCTTATCTGACAACTCGTAGTTCTCGGTCAATATATCGCCATCCTTGACGATCACATAACCGATAGAGCTACGGAGGTTACCAGTATGATCCTGATAGTTTCCTTTCTTTCGGGCAATCTTCACGAACTCTTCCCCGGCACGTTGCAATAATTTGTATATCCGCTCTTCCGCCCGGTCCACAAAATAATCAAACCAACGTTCTACTTCTCTATCGCTCCACATCGGAGTCAAACCACCTTTCCTTGCCATCGCTATACATAAATTACAGAGTGAGTCTGAAACGGCTCCCAACAGATGATATCCACATCGAGAGCGATACTATCAATCCGGATATGCTTCGCATTTTCCACAGGACGGGCCTTTGTCGAGAACTCACCGTGTACGATAAATTCCTTCCCATCGACATTCCGCTTCAATTGCTGTCCGCTATTGGATGGAAAGTATTGCCCAGTGACCTCTATTTCCGTCGGTTCTCCGGCAACCCATTCCCCTTTTACCAATTGTCCGGATTGGATTGTTACTATTGCCTTATGTGAATACCGTCTTACCATCTGTTTTGCGCCCTTCCTTTTGGAACTTCAATCTTATTCCCGATCAGTTCTGCTTTCTCCGGTTCTCCACCTTCCCTATACAGCCGTTTTGCCATAGCATCATACCAGGAACGGGGATATGTGATAGAAAGCTTGTTTTCGGTAAAGTCTGGCAGACCACCGACCATGGAATAAAGGTCGGCAGCCACCAGCTTTTGTTTTTGAATATCGATCGTCTTACTATCTTCTGTACCTTCAAAACCGCGTCCCGGCAAAACGACGTTATCCAAAAAATCTTCACAATCCGCGAGACCGGGATAAGCTAGTATTGTATCTCGAATCGTCTTAGCCATGATTGTTATTCTCCGTTTTCAGTATCCTGAATCATCTGATCTTCCGGTTCAACGGTTTCACCTAAGAATGTTGCCGGGATATCATCCGTACCTTCAGTATCTTCAGATGCGTTCCAATCCTGGCCATCCACCTTCATGATGAACATGGCATCCGGATCGTTTACGACAGGGATAGCATTTGCTTCTGCTTTCGTCCATTCCTTGAACGGTTCCAGTTCAGACCATTTGGTAACCAATACCCAATCCTGTTTTACCATGAGGGCAATCTTCTGCAAGGTAGCGGAAGATTCGGCTGCAATCGGTCCGTGTTGGATATCACCAACCTTCAAATCCTCCAAGAAACATACACGTTTACGCTCCCACGGATTGATCGTCTTACGACGATGAGCCTTGTCCTCGATACGGACAGACGGATTCACAGTAATGATCTTTACCGGGATTTCCTGTTCGGCCAGATACTCGTTGATAAGATTTTTCGTTACCAATATTTTTGAAGACGAATTAACCCATGCCTTCAATGTGTCGAATGTTGATTTCTGCTTCTTCAATAAAGAGAAGTCAGCCACGTGCATCACTACATAGCGAATCGTTACTCCCTCGGCAGAAGCAGCAACAACCGTATCTTCGATATCCTGCAAGCCGTTAGCCGTTGAAGCGTTGCTCCAATCTACAGAAGATTTACGCTGGTTCTTCTTCGGCATACCGCAACCAACAAACTCAGCCGTAACGACACCGCCATTATTCTTTGCCGACAAATGGAAACCCGCACGGCTCATGAGCTGCATACACCACCATTCGAAACGGGCACGGACGGAGTTATACACGAAATCCTGATCCTTGAAAGCCAGGTTCAGCAATGCCAATTGATCTGCGTCACCCTGTGCGTCACGTTCCAACTGTTTGTACTCGTTGTAATCACTTTCGTTCATACCACGCTTAACGGCTGTCTTTGGAATATCACCGGACAACTTGCTGATTACCTCGCGCGTCTTCTGCGGAGCGGAAGCGTCAAAAGAGATCACATCTGCCATTACCGGAGCACCTTTCTCACCGGTCAGTGTCTCCCACTTCAACGAAGTCTTTCTTTTCACCCCGAAGAAGTTCGGGAAAACGACTGGTTTCACATGGCGGGTATTCAAACGAGCCGCCATGTTCTTTTTATTCACCTGTTTAATTAAACTTCTTTCCATATATCAGATTTTAATGGATTACACAAAACGGATAAACGACATTAATGCCTTTAAGTCCTTATCTACTGGGAACGGCATACAGGATTCGTTTACCGTACCTCTTACCAATAACCCGGACTGCTGGTTGGCTACAGTCAAGTCGACTTTATTCATCGTGACGACCAATTCGCCATCATAAGGTAACTTGGCGGCTTTCGCAGCCTGCTTGTCTTTAGCCTGAACCAATACTTGACCTTTTGTTGCAGCCCCGATCGTTGCTGCCAACGTAATCGTATCGAAATCCGCATTACTCTTATCAATAGCTGTGATCTTATCGGAAGCGCCAGTCAAAGCGCCACCAATCGTCACGAAGTCACCCACACCGAACAGATGATTCTTGGCCACCTTATAAGTTGTTTCACTACCTGCATCGGAAGCCATTGCCGTCTTCAATACATGATACAGCCCTGTTTCCGGATCTTTTACTACTATTACAATCGGAGGCAGTTCGTCCAACGCCTTGCCATTGAACAAAGCGTTCTGCAAGTCTCTGCGATCAATCGTCCCACCACCGATCACATCCTCAATAATCTTTTCAATTCCGGGAGGATACTGGAATTCTCTTTCTCTTTTTCTGTACATAACGTTACACTTTACTTGGATTATTCAATACCCAGGTTTACCACACCGGGATTATTTGCACTATTATCGACGTCCTGATCCATCAGCTTCGCCCAATCCGCTTCGGAACGGTCTTGAAGATTTACGGAACCGGGAGCGTAATCACCACGAGCCACAGCATCATCGATCGCCTTTTGCTGGATTCCGGTATATTCTTCGGATAGTGTCTTGATCTGATCCTCGATGGACGTTTCAGAAGCCAAATCCACACGTCCCAGCCAGCTATCCGGAAGACCGGCATCCTTCAACTGCTTCCGAACTGTTTCTTTTTTGGCTTCGTTTGCCGAGTTGGTAATGGAATCACCCACTTTTTTAGCCATATCATCGACACTCTTTTTCATGCTTTCCAAATAAGCTTTTACTTCCGGACTAAGATCCTTCAACAGCTCTTCTTCCGTTTTCTTATTCTTATCCGGATCTTCCACCTGTTTACCGTCTTTTAATCCATGTTTTGCTTCGTATGCAGCGACCGCAGCCGTTTCAGCCGTAGTCTTAGCTTCATTCTCCGCTTCCTGGATAGCTGGAAGGATATTTTCTTTGAACAGGTCCACAAAAGCCTCCATTCCTTCAGCTTTTTCGATTTTGAACGTCTTCTGAATACGTTCCGCATACTTCTCTGGCACGCCTTTCGTCTTACATGCCGCCTTGATTAAATCTAAAATTGTCATAAGAGTTTTCTGTTTAAAATATAAGGGAGGGAAAGTTTTTTCTTGCAGGATTCAGAATAAGTGTTCATCTTTGTGGTGTCCTAAATTCTCAGATGGCGGGTAACCGCTGAACATATTTTTGTATTGGTACTCTTGTACCCATACATGAACATATAACATAACGGTTTCGTACCCCCTTGATATGGCTTAATGGCCATAACTGCCATCTGAGGTGTAGGACAAAGGGACAGGCGAAACCGTTCTTTTGTCTATCCACTTACAACAAACAATATTCAATCATGTCCAAACTCAGAGAAAATTGTTTGTCGGGAAATAATAGTACCCAACAACCAACGGCCAAACCCTCCGAAATGGGTAAGTACTCCACTCCTGAACTACAAGCCGCATTCAATACCGGCCGAGAAATCGGAAGAACCGAAGGAATGCTATACTACATCAAACATGCTTCCGAAAATATGCAAAAGGAAGCTGAGAAATTAAATTCGAAATTGCAGACGCAAAAAGCGAAAGTATAGAAGGTATCGCCATCTGCTTCCAGAAAAAGTTTTTCTGATTTATATATTATCTCAGAAAGACGTTACGTGGCAGTTGCGTCAATAGGAAATTTAGAGGGCATTGGGTGTATTCTGTAAACTGCCACTTTACTACAGAATCCCCTTTGCCCTCGCTTTTTTCGGAAATATGAAAAATTTATCATTTAACGTAAAAGAGATTGCGAAAGTAAACAATGTGGCTATCATGGCTAGTAATGATCCTAATCAACTAGTTCCCATCAAACCTATTTGTGATGCTCTTGGCATAGACGCCAAAGCTCAACGTAATAGAATTGATCGTGATGAAATATTAAGTTCAACCGGGGTCATCATGACCTCGGTTGCCGCAGACGGGAAAGAACGTGAAATGTACTGCATTCCTATCCGATACGTTTTTGGATGGTTATTTTCAATTGATACTAATCGAGTTGATGAAGAAGTAAGACCTTCCGTCATTAAATACAAAATGCAGTGTTACGATACATTGTATGATCATTTCGCCTCTTACGCCAGCTTCGTCAATCAAAAGCAGAAACGACAAGCAGAAGACTGGGCCCGTATCCAAATCCTCAAAAAGGAGTTCCATGAAGCGAAGAACAAACTAGCCAAAGCTACAAAGCAAATGAACATGACGGTAGACTACTCATTTGAGCAATGGAAGGCCAACGGGAAACAGCTTATTCTCGACTTTGACAATTAAAAATCCGAAATCGTTAGACAATTAGGAGATAATTTATATTTTTGCAGAAAGAAGTGGTTTACAAACAAGTCCTTGGATTGCAGTTCCAAGGGGGCTATTTGAAAATCATTCTTCTAAAAACATAAAGTAGTCTGATAGATTCAGCCGTGGATTGTAGTTCTACGGTGATGGTCTATCGGGCTACTTCTTTTTTATGCCAGTCAAGACCTTATCACTATCCGATATACTATAAAGGACGGCATTCCCGGTTATATCTTCTCTAACAATAATCCAACTTTTCTCTCCGTTCAACTCAATTTCAAAAACATGAGAATATTTAATCATAGGATTATCCTTATGGTATTCAGTATACCCCTTGTAATCCGAACCGGCAAATATCGCTCCTATATTTTTTATCAATTCGTTCTTCTCTTTCTTGAACTTATGAGGCTGATTCAAGAACTCTTTGATAGACTTTCCTGTCATTTTAACTCGTACCGGAAAATCTTTATGAGAGAATGAGCCATTCAATAAAGACTGCTTTGCCCAATTTTGCAGCTCTTTCGTTCTATCTTTTGAATATTGGATTGAAATACTATCCCTTTCAACCTTTCCATCTCCCAGCAACCATTCCGCAAACTCCTCATGATCCATCATGACCGGCGTAGCTATACAGATGCAGAACGGATGCCAGCCCGTAAACTTAAAGTCCTTCGAGTATTGGCCAGCCTTCGCATCACACACAGGACATGGACCGTGATTCGTCGGCGAACGCTCTACCTCTATCCCAGTCACGAAGTCTATTTTCTGCCAACGTTCGTAATCGGCAGTTCGAAAAGCCTTATTGGTCTCCGTTGCTGCTAAACGTAGGGCGTTTTTGTAAGACGAACGATAAACACCCTGTCCTGGATGATAGTCTTTCATTGGCTGGGATAGAACCAGCTTCCCATTCGCATCCCTTACCCGTCGGAAACGACGGTTGGGTTCGTTTAGCAATTGCCGTATATCTTGGCTGATCAACGCGGCTGGACGGCCGGAAGATAAACCCGAAGAAAGATAATATTCCAGATTATCCATAGCCCCGTCCGTTATATCCCAAACACGGGAGGATATGGTTTTACCAAATTCATCTTTACGTTTCAATAAAGTATTCAGCGCATCGGCATTCCGGGAAAACAATTTTTCCCTTAGCGTAGTGGAGATAGCCATATCCTTAATATAGCCCGTTACCAGTTCATCCGCTTTCCTATTGCCTAAATTCCATACATCGGTAACTGTATTGGATATATTGCTTACGAGCTGCGTGTGTAAATCATCCAACAGACGTTCTATTTGCTTTTCAATAGTAGCATTACCTATCCATACACGGTCGCCGCCATGATCCGACCATTTAGCCAGAAGAGGTCCTACCCTACGGACAAACTCGTCAAACGAATACTTTATGCCGCCCTGTTGCCGGAACAGACGCTGTAGGAACTGTTGTTCATGAAACGATAGTTCTTTCATTCTCCATATCCCATTGTTAAGCCGACCATATTATTACGTTGCGCAGCCGTATCCTCTTCTTCCTTCATCAACTTTATTTCTTCGTCCAAATCTTCCGTCAGCGGAGAATGAGCCGTAACCGTACGCTGGGCGTTAATCGGTTTACCTCCATTGGCAAGGGATAGCGTTTGAAGAGTCTCGGAAAGATCTTCTGGCAAAATAGAACCAAATTCGACATCAATCAGGTTGTTTACCAATTGAGAACGATATTTGATATTGGTTATATTACATATTCCAGCCAACACGACCGATACACAACGTTGTACGGCAGGACTGAACGTTTCCATGTTCTCACTCGCCTTGATAGTTGCATCCATCAGCATGAATTTACGGGCGACACCGGACAGATTACCTATGCCTTTCAAGTTATCAAAGGATAGATCCGGCGTGGATGTTCCAGAGAATTGTTCACTCTTCGTTTCCTCCAATTCTTTATCTACCGAAGGCTGAGAACCGGTCCATGTTAAATAGTCAGCATCGCCATGATACTCCTTACCGGACATTTCATCGACCTTGATAGGGAAATTGAGGTCTTTCCCGGTTGTTTCTTTAGAAGGTAAATCCGAATCTCCATACGTTTTCAAGATCGGTTCCGCGAAGTAGTCATTAGTGTCGGCCATACGGGACAAACGCATTTCCCGCGCGTCCATAATACCAGCAACTTCATCCCATTCAGGCTGAAAAACATCGGCATACACAACCGGAATCTTACCGAACAGGTTGGGAACCTCTTTTATTACCCAACCACCCATCTCATCAATAGCCGTAATAATCCTATCTGCCATCCAGATCGTACAACCGTTCCTAATCATACCATTAGAGTTTACTTGATAACGATGGATAAAGGCATCCATATCGTCGTTATCATCAAAGTGAGGATAAAATTCAGAAAAGGTATTTTCATTCCTGGGAACAGAGAGCGTCTTCACTTTCAACTCCGTAATCAATTTGCCGTCTAATCCTTTGGAAGTATACGGATAGAACACAAGAGCAGCCTTACTTTCAGAAAGTACCTTGCGAGCAAATGATTTCAAAACAGATTGCATTTTCAATCGGCGTTCCCATACACGTTTGAACTCTTGAAAACCATCGTTCTGATCTGTTCCCGTAATCGTCATTTGCCCGCCAAACAGGAAAGCGACAGAAGTTCGGACCTCTTTCTTCGGGAAATTGGTAACGATACGGGCCACATCGACAATCTTGTCTTCCAATCGTAACGGCTCACCGTTCTTATCTTTCAGTGTCTCCGAATAGACGGCCAACCGTTTGGGTTCACGCCAGCCGACAGAGGTTTTACGCCGACGTTCACCATGGTATTCTCTGTAATATTCTCTTGGTTCCCGGAACTCGATGGTATCGACACATAACGTACTGACTATCTGTCCGAAGTCTTCATTCGCAAGGATTTCGTTTATACTTGGCATAATTGTTTTATGCTAAAATATAAAACGAAAAAGCGCAATCACTTTATAATGATCACGCTTATCTAATTATTTACAGAATAGTCTATTACGTATATTTTCTATTTTATTTCTAACTCTTCACCAGTTAATGCAAAATAAAGATTTTGAAGTTCATGGACATATACAATCGGTTTACCTATAGTCTGACAACCAACACCGTTTGGTTCGTTTTCATTTACGAACAATACACATGGAAGATTGTAAGCATTTTCTATTACAAAACGTCCAACTCCATTTTGAACACATTTTGAATAGTATTTACCATACTCCAATTTAAAACCGAATTTTTTGAGCCATTCTTCCGTAAGCGGAATAGGTTTTACAAGATGATAATCATAAGGATTTTTATTGTGTAAAACACTTACTAAGTGCTCCTTAATCATGAACACTGTTCCTTCAAAAGATTCCTTTCCAGAATCATTTATTGGTTTAACCCAATTTCCTAATCTAAATTGATTATTTTCCATAATACAGCATATAAAATTATTATTTCCACAAAAATAATCATTATCTCCCTCTTGCCACCTGCCGTACCCGATTATTTTTGCATAACCCGATGAACTCGACGTTCTCGGCGAGGATCGTCATGCCGTCCGGCGCATCGTCATGCTTATTACCTCCCTCTTTCTTATAACCTGTAAGTGCTTTCATGAACCGGTCGTAGTCCGAACCTTTCTTATACTCGCTTTCTTCCAAGAAATAGCAATGCTTCTTAATCCAACCGGATTTTAGCAAGATACGGGTTTCCTTGTTGGCGGTTGTCGGTTTCGCCTGGATGATACATTTCTCGTTCTTAGCTTTTACGGCCTTGCGGACATTGAGGGCGAACAAACGGCCACCGTTGTTGCTCTCGATACGCATATTGTCGCAACGGGTATCAAGGATCAGGGAAACCAGCTTCGGTTCGGTGATCTCGACATTGTCTTTCGTGAACAGGACATTGGTAATGAAATACTTCGTGCCGAATACTTTGGCAATCGGTGCACAGAAATCGTCGTCTCCTTCGTCGGCCACATCGGTAGCACCGATCACGCCATCCGGCTGTTTACCTTCGATATCTGCCAGCTTGAAGCGGTTCAATTCTGATTTTGGGAACAACAACCCAATAGCCTCGATCGGTTCCTGCATATACTCGGCACACCAGATGGAATCGTCCGTTTCCTCTCGTAGTTCATGGTAATACTCTGTCGTATGTACATCCTCACAAAAAGAGTGGTCGTTCTCATCCAGGGCTGCGATACGGATAATCTCGTCATACTTTCCCATCTCTTCCATACGACCAAGTACGTCCGTAGCCGACCAACGTGTACCGATGTCGATAGAGCAACAATTCCCTTCGATACGGGAATCATGTGTTCCCTGCTTCCAAGACCAGACCTTTTCGTTATTGGTGTCAGATAGTGCATCTTCCAGGCTCTTATACAAGTCGTCAGTCATGGCCAGCATAGAAGCACCGAAGCCGATCACCGTACCGCCTACACCGGCCCCGAAGTAACTCACCTGCCGGGCAGCTTCCAAGCTCCAGCCGTGCACATTCTGTTTATCACCACGTAGTTTTACATCCGGAAAGACTTCTTTAAACCGGGAAGAGCGAACAATATCACGGGTATCGTAGGACAGTTTGTTGTACAGCGTATCGGAACAGCAGTTACGCATGACCGACTCTTCCGGAAAATGGCCAAGCATCCACGAAATGAACAAGGATGATATATAGGACTTCCCGGCACGTGGCGGCATGGAGACGGCCAGCCGGCGAATCACACCCGACAAATACGATTCATATACACGAGTGAAAGCGTCCGCCACCTTCTTCAAGAACAGGCGTTTCGAGAAGAATTTCGGATCATAATACAAGCAGTATGACCAAAAATCATTTTTCGCCTTCCGGCGTCTTAGCACATCCGCCGCTTCCGCCATCAACAACAATATCTCTCTTCTGTTTTTCTCCATAGATAAAATCCTCTAATTGCTCGTCAGTCATTCTCTCAAACTTACTTACGGGAGTAAGCCCACTAATGTTAGAATCCTGTCTGTTTTTCCAACGATCCGGATTTCCATTTGTCAAAGTAAAAATGATCGCAGCAGTATCCGGCTGGATATGCTTCTTGACTATCGTTTTCTCTTTGATCTTAGGTTTCTGCTTCTCTTTCCCATTCTCATCAACCACAGGCTTCCCACTATCGATATACGTGATCTTCGACTCCTCTACCTCATAGCCTTGAATCTTCTTTAATAAAGACTTTTGGGCCTCGGCAACAAAGAATTGCATCCGTGCATCCTCCGCTTTTTTTACAGAGTCGGAAAAGTCGGATTTCGTCTTCATCCAAGTATAATAAGTATCCTTGTTTATACCGACCAAATCACAGATTTCGGCAATAGTATAGCTATCCTCCCGAATAAGAGAACAAATCCGATCCACTAATTTTTGACTATACTTTGCCATTAAATACTACTCTCCTTTTTCTTCCTTACTAAATTTAAACATAGAATCTGCCATATCAAGACAATTCTCCAATTCATTCACGATAGCTTTCAACTCAATATATTTACGCTTATCCACCGATGAAGAAACACCTTCACTATTTATCTGTCTCTCCAACTCCACTAACTGCTTGCGTTTACGCTCCAATCTCTTGGCAAGTACCTCACGATATATCATACACTGTTTTATTTTCATGGCGAATATCCTTTTATAGTTTATCGCCAAATTTATCAATCTTCCTTAAACAAATCATCATCCGAGAAATCAAGTTCGGGAAAATTCTCCTTAATCTTACTCAGATCCCCTTTATAGAATACAAGCACATTTTGATGCTGCTTACCAATCTTTCGACTATTACTAAACTGCTTTCCGGCTCTCATAGCCAGACTACCTATGTTGTTAACCAGTATCATCTCATTGTAATAATGCAAGCCTGCTTCCTGGAACGCAGCGATCGTATCAGGAACAAAACTCCGATACACACCACTCTTATCGCGAACCTCTCCTACTACAAACACGGCGAATCGATTAGGCTTCAACAGTGAACAACTCTTCCGGATGATTTCTTTATACGCTTGCAGGAACTCAGGATAATCCATCGTCGATAGGTCTGCTGGATCATCACTATACACTTCTAGGTCTGCATACGGAGGACAGCTAAAAACCAAGTCTGCCTCATAACCTTCTGCCAGGGCATCTATCTCTACACTATCTCCACAAAGCCACAGAGGAGCGAACTTATGGCCGCCTTTCCCGCCGAACTCATCCCCTAATACTTCAGCAGCGTTTTTACAGTTGGCTTCGATCTGCTCCGGCCTTAAATCAATACCAAAATAAGTCATATCCAACATGGATGCAACAATACCACGAACGGAGCCACCAGCAAATGGGTCCAGGATACAACCATTGGGAATATTAAACCACCGATAGGCCAGCTCGCACAGTACCGGGTCAAAGATCGAAGTTCCATCCATAAACGGGATACCATGATCCCGGCAATACTTCTGTAGTTCGTCCCACGACGGATCGACACCTGTTTTTTCACGAATTACGTTACGGGCTTCGTATACTCGGGGTGGTTGTGCTGATCGGTTAAACGTAATCTCCTTCTCCCGGCCATCGTCACTCTTTATACCGAGATCAAGCCAGGCACGTTTCCGGTCTTGCCAGTTTCCAAGTTTAGAGTCAAGCACTGAGAAAGGAGGAATAATGAAACGTTCTTTCAAGCTGCCGATACGCCCCTTGTCCGGCTTCACATCGTCGACGGAGATATCATCAATATTCAGATCATCGATTTTAAATTCCCAAGCATCCAACTCATCGGCACCGAAATCTTCAACAATCGCGTCAAAGTCAAATACTGACGTATCAGAGGTATAATTATCAGCTAGGGCAAGTGCCTTACGCCGAGAATCCTCTGTTGAGAGGTCGGTACGCTTGATAGCTATCAATTCTGTACCATCTGATTCCACAATTCGAACCGGTAAGCCCAATTCTCGCGCTTGCTCATACACACCGTTCCCTGCTATAATGCAATCATTCTTATCGAAAAGGATAGAACGCCCCGCTCCACAATCCTCCAAACTTTTACGGATCAATCTCTTGTTCTTATCTGTGTGGATGCGATAATTCCGAGGGTCATACTTTAATTCAGCCATAACTTTTATTCTAAAATATAAAAAGTTATATCTTTGTGAAAAATAATTTCTATGGAAACAGCATTTGATTTTGAAATCATATTTGATACCTTTGGTATACAAATAAAAGATCAAAAATATGAAAGTGAAAAATACACTTTGTATAATTTAAAATTATGTAAAAATGAGTTACGTAACAGGCTTCATTGCAAATTCGCAACAAATCTTGATTATTACTTACATTCAGAATGTCTATTAGGAATCAAGCTTAAAGCACGTGACCAAAAAGAAGCAATCCAATTAGCCATTAATGATTGTCAAAAATTTGATTTCATTTTAAATTTCATATACTCTTCTGAACATAGAAGTGGAGGTGTTATGTATTATAATTCAACTAAAGATCATAATTTTATAATTTTATGTTCTGATAAAACCCAAACTGGCTCAAGTAGTTTTAATAATGGCTATAACCAAACTATCTATATAGATCAAAATCCTTTTATTTCAAAAAATGAATCAAAAATATGGAACCTACTCATCAAAACCAAATTAACAGATTTAGAAAATAGAATTCTTGATGCAATTATATGGTTTGGTAAAGCCACTACAGATCCTTCCCCTTCTCAGGCTCTTACACTATACACTTTTGCAATTGAACGAATTTTAAGAATAGAAGAAAAAGGCATAATAAGTCCATCAATAGCCTATCAAATAAGTGAAAACATGGCATTTATCCTTGGTACAAAGGTAGAAGAAAGAAAAAAGATTCAAAAGGACATAAAAAAACTATATGAAAATCGATCAAAAATAGTGCATGGGAGTAATAAAAAGCAAAACTATACAGATCTCCAAGAAGCAAAAGTCTATTCCAATAAATTGATACATACTTTACTGAATGAAAAACCTTATTGCCAATTTAATCAAATAAAGGATTTATCTGAACATCTTATTCTATTGAAATTTAAATGATTTATTTCAATAAATATTTTTTCATTTCTTTTAAAGCTTGTTCCACACTCCGAACAATCACATACTTACTACCCGCCATTTCAACCTGGCGTTGGTATTCCTTTTGCTCTGCAGACTGTTTACCTGTAGATGTCTTGAACTCTAGACAAAGAGAAGCATATCCCTTTTTCGGTATCTGAAGGATTACATCGGCCACTCCACGTTTAACGCCTTGGCGCTTCATATTAGCCGCTTCTATTTTATGTCGGCTACCACCGTTCGGGACTGCAAAAAGAAGTCGATCCGGTAAGTTCGGAAAAAATAAAGGAACCTTGCTGAAAAACTCCGACTGAATCCGAGCTTCTTCGTTGTCATGATGCTGTTTTGACTTAGGAGGAATCTTTTTATCAGAGTAACAATTATAACAAACCGGTCCTTCTTCTGTATTGATTATTGATACAGTCTTTTTATTACAGATAATACAACAATGTTCCTTCATATCCCATTTTAACTAAGATATATAAGAAAAGAAAGATGTTTCACTTAGTTTAAAAAACATCTTTCATAACTAAGCCTAATCTGATTACATCACTGATACTTATCTCTTTATCAATCCCTACTCAATTTGTTAAAGCTCTATTCGACAGATAAGCGAATAACCAAGAATCATCTCTTATATATATCACTACATTTCAAGTAAATTATTCGGCAACAAAATATACAATCACCATATTTTTATTTTTAATCCATATTTGATTTTGTATAAAGACTTTTATTTATTTTCTTTGTAAACAATTAATATCAAAATTATCATTATGAGTATAGAAAATCTTCCTCCTGAACTCATTGATAAATATGAGGTTCATGAATATAGGCATGCCATTGCCATTTTGAATGTTGACTTCCCCGAAGAATACAATGAAGTTGTAGAAA